AAACTTTTGCACCAGTCTTATATCTAAAGTCTACCGAATCACTGAACTGAGAACCCAAATATACTCTGACATTTTTGGTTGACTCTGTATAAGAAATCGAAGAAATACCAACACCATTGGAATTCCTAGTTGGAATAATTGTTGGTGTTGTACTATAAAGACCGTTTGTATTCTTAAAGATGTTAACCTCAGTGTCACCGAGATTATATTTAAGGTCTACATCTTTAATAACCTTATTAGTAAAACCATCGAGAATGACTAGTTCTGGATTTGTCAAATAATTCTTACCAGAAGAAGTAATACTAATATTTTTAATTGATTGAAGTGCCTCTACTTCTAAAACTTCTGGAATATTTGCAACAACCTTAAGTGTCTGATCAGAAGGATAGTCGAAACCAATCTCTTCAAACTTAGTAGATAGAATTTCACCAATACTGTTACTAGAAATTGTAACTATTGCATTACTACCAATACCACTTCTTATTGAAGTTATGCCAGGAAGTTCTTTGTATCCTGATCCACCGTCATTGACATTGATGTTTGAAATTGCACCAAACGCACTCTTAGAAGTTGTGGTATACTTCAGAGTTGAATTAGAAGAATTATATAAAGAAACATCGGGAATATCCTTAATACTATAATTAAACGATGTCGATCCTACACCTTCGATGTTATAACTACCATTATAAAGAGATTCAACAACTTCAACAGAATTATGTACATTAACATCATTATCAATGATGATATCAGATTTAATTGATGGTATGGTATCCAGATAGTCTGGTTCAAATCTGTAGTAGAGTTGTGTTGGAACAGTGTCACGAACAGATAATTTGAGACTTGCATCTAAATCAACACCAGGTCTTCCAGTCTTAACAACTTCAAACTGACTTGTTTCTCCTGTGGTAAAGAAGATATTAGAATACTCTCTATCTGAATAAAGGTTCATATCAAAGGCAGGGAACTTAGCTCCACCATTGATGAATGATAATGATGAGTCAGAAAGATCAAATGTAAGTGTATTATTCTTCTTAGTTTGAACCCTTGGATTAATCTTAGAAAGAGTACCACCAGAAGCACTACTAATGTCTACAAAGTCTGGATTCTCTAAGTTTACTTCATACTTCTCTCTCACCAGTCTTACTTTCGTATCGTTAAAAGGAACTACGTAGTAGATCGCATTATCCTCAAGACCACTAGAAGGTGAAGAGGATGTATGAATAACCTTATCCCCAAGTTTGAAAAACTCTCCAGAGAAGTTAATAGAGTTACGTACAACATCAACATTACCTGCAACAAAAGTCTTAGGATCAAATACAATTCTTCTATTAAAGTCATTATATTTGACTATTACAGTATCCTCAATATTTGGTTTAATATTAATATTAACAAGATCCCCTTCGGTCAAACCATGAGTAGAAGCAGTGGATACAGTTATAGTATTTTTAGAAACTTCAGCAGTAACTACATTATTAAAAATAGTAGTAAATTTGTGACTATTACCTACACCAACGTTGGTGAAGTAAAAAAGTGATGTTGAAGTGTTTATACCAATATATGTTCCAGTAGAATCAAGTCCTACCTTGTTAGAACTAATACCGAAAGTGTTATCGGACAGTGGAACGGCATAAATGTTCTGATATGATGAGAGGTTCACATATCCAGTAGAAGATCCATTCCAAACCTCAATACTTGTACCACCATTTGGTGTGTAGATTAGTGAATCATTAAGTTTTAGGTTATGGTGTGGATAGTAAATTGATTGTGGCTCAATAATTACTTGAGTTTGACCAACACCAGGATTTGAGAATATGATAGTATTACCAATACCTGTTCCCAACACAGTCCCAAGACCAACAGATTCTGCAGGATCGAAATAAAGGATTTCATTTACATTAAATATTCTGGTAGTCTTGAGAGAACCTACATTAATACGGAACTTCTTAGGATTCTCATAGAGAATAGAACTATTTTGATGTGGAACAGGACTGGTTCCTTCTACTGCTCTTTGGACTCTAATCCTTCCTGTTCTCTGGTCAAGATTTAGAACTCTTACTTTCTCCTCATCAATTGTGAGAATATCGTCAGGTCTGATATAAGGATGCTCAAGAATACCATTAACATATAAGTAGTTAACGTCATTACTACTTGCAGTAGAAATACCAAGAGTCAATACAAAGTTATCTCTTCTTACACCAACATTGTATGCACCATCAAATCCACCAAAGTAATGGGACAACCCATTTACATTTATAATGTCATCATTATTAAATGAATGTATTTGAGTTGAAAATCCAATAAATGTTCTATTAGAAGATGGAGTAAATTCTACATCATAAAATACTGTTCTTGCAATACTAACAGTGTCAACTGTCTTACCTTCAATTGATGCGACTTTTGAAAGTGCCCCATTTCCACCACTATTTGAATTATCAAATATAATGTCATCATTGACCTTATAATTAGAACCACCTGCCAAAATATCAACTTCTTCAACCACACCCAGAGATGCGGAAGTAACTTTTAAATTTTGTTCTTTTACAAAATTAGAATTGAAAATATACTTATAATTATTATCATTGAGATTGTAGTTGTAAGTATTTCTTAACCAACCATTACCTTGGATATCGTATTCATTCTGATTGGATATTGTTTTAAAATTAGTGATGTTTGGTAATGAGTTATAAGAATCACCAATCAGATATGGGAACTGTGGTCTCCTGAAATTTTTGAAGGGTCCAACAGAGTCATTGATTGTATTAATTGTTGCGAAGTATGCATAGGTTCCATTTGGATAATCTGGTGTAACACAGAATCTACCGTTGTGTTCATCAAGATCACCAGCACCAGTGTATATGTAATCTTCTATGAAGAAACCTAAGGGATATAAAGAAATAGGTGGTCTGTTTAAGTCAGAAGTCTTTAACTCATATCCAGACTTCATTTCACTTACAAAAGAAGAACCATCAGCCTGATTAAAACCATATGGACCATAAATGGGATTACCATCGTATGCCCAACCAATAATTGGTGAATGAAATGTATTTGAGACCTCAACACCATTTACAATTTTAAGGTCTCTAACTCCATAACGGGTGTTATCGTCTAAGGTTCCAGAAATAACAAATGTATTTTCTCTTAATGGACGAGGAGCATAAAGATATGAATATTGTAACTCATCATCACCGATATTGTTATCAAGAAAACCATCGTCACCATTAATAATGTTAAAGTTTCTTTCAAACAAGTTGATGTTCCATTGATCGATCATTGGATCAATCACAACTTCATTACCAGATGCAGTTACTTTGATAGTCGTTTTGTCTGGAACATATCCTGCACCACCCTTAATGACACTAACAGATTCAATTTTTCCATCATTAAGGACTGGTGTTAGTGCCGCATTCTTACCAGTTGTAGTCTGAAGTTCTAAATCAGGAGGAGAGTTGTATCCTGAACCAGGATTATTGATCAAAACATCTACAACCTGACCATTATTAATGACAGGATCTAGAACCGCAGTAGAACCACTAAAGATAGTTGTACCTGGCTTTCTATAAAAGTTGATAACCTCTGATGAACCGTATCCAACACCACGACCAGTTACATCGATAGATTCAATTTTTCCTCTGAATATTGGTTGAACCTGACAAGAGAAGTCTTGACCAGCTCTAGTAGATACACCAGTGATACCATCAACACTAACAACAATTGGTTTGTAGTTGAAAGAACCAGAACCAGTTGATCTGAGATCAACTGAAACATTTCTATTATAATAATAGTCAACAGAGGTGTTTCCAGTTCCGACTTCTGAAAGTGAGAACTTATTGTTATCAATCTTTACAACATAATAATCTTTGGATTGGACCAAACCATTGACGGTCGAACCTGTATAATTTACAATATCTTTCTCAGAATAACCATGATCATTAATGGTAAACTCATTTAATGCGGTATTAACACCAACAATTCCTCTCTCTTTGTTCTCATATCCTGTACCAGGATTTGTAACAACAATAGAAGTAACAATATTTTTCAGTGTAGAAGATCTAAACTTATGAACCCCATTACCAAAGAACTTAAGTCTGATGGTATTAATACCAACAATAGAATCATTAAAGTTTTCATAGAGTTTTACAGTCTTACTGTCTACGACTCCAACATAATATGAGGCGGCAGTAGAAAGACCTCCAACGGCCATCTGGTTGTCTGTGAGGTATATTACCTCCTCACTGTCTCTAAATTTGTGAAAGGTAGAAAATCCAATGGTACTGGAACCAAGACTGACCTGCGCAGAGTTCTGTTCAGCATTAAATGTGACATCATGTGTTACTGAAGATAGTCTTACTTCAGCAGCTGCATCGATACCATTACCACCAGATATAGTGACAATAGGCCTTTGTTGATAATCAAAACCACTATTAATAACATCAATTCTTTCTAACTGACCTTTGACATTAACGACACCGGTTGCACCAGTTCCTACAATGTCATCAACTTTTAGGATGGGTGGATTGATAACATCATATCCTTTACCGCCATTTACAACTTTAAACTCATTTATACTACCATAGTTTAATTTATTGGGAGACTTATAGTTTAAGATCTCGACACCATTATTCAGAATACCAGTGTATCCTGTAACAGTCTTATATTCACCACTCTTATTTACAGGTGAAGAAATTTCTCTGTAAATAGACTGGGGTTCAAATGTTTTATTACGAAAGTTAAAGTACTCAAAGGTAACATCAACAACAGAACCGTTTAATGTGACAAAAATGTCATTGAAGAGATTTGAACTACTCTTTGATAACTTTATGTTTAAGTTGTCAACTCTCTTAATGTAGAAAACACCTTCTTCAATACCTTCAAATGTTGATGGAGATGTTATAGTAATTGTATTTCCATCAGTATCTGTTGTGGTAGTGGTTATTGTTCCCGGTGTATAATAAATTGTATCACCAGTATAGTAACCATGATCACCATTACTAAGTAGTTGAATGGCATTATTGTTTGCCACACCACTAAACTTCAGTAATCTATTATAAGGATTAATTAAAACATTATTAAATGATGGTATTGAGTTGGATGAAACAAGAAGATCATTATTATATTTTGAGTAAATATTTTGAACATTTACAAAATACTTATTAAGATATGGATACTTTGTTGAGTTTACATATAGTGTTTGATTCTCTACAGAATAATCTTCTGTAAGATCAAGTAAATTTTGTGCAGTTACAGTAAATGTGTCGCCAGAAGTAATAGAAACAACAATTGCCTCAGTGACATTATTTTTATTGTCAGTAAAGGTAACTTTGTTGTTGGAGTTTAAAATATTATGGTCTTGGTTTAATTTAACACTATATCTCTTTTGAGAAGCATCAGTAAGAGTAAGTGTTTTTACTTTCCAATTAACATTAACGTTTAAATTCCAGTTTCTTGTCTTTTCTGTATTTTTACTAATACCAATAGATTTTAAATTAATTGTATCACCATGTTTTAGAGAGTGGTTCTTATCATCAAATACAATATCTTTAAGTGCTGTAGATATTTTTACTTCAATTTTCTCTTGGGAAATACTTTCACTTACATATGCATATGCAAGATCGTATAAAGTGATATCAGTTCCTTTTTCAATCTTACTGATTACTGAAGGGACATTAAAGAATTGATTATCATTTTTAGAAGTGAATGATGTAAAATAATTGACACCATCAATATCAGTAGTGTCGAGTATTCCAGTCTGTGGGAAACCAATAGTAGAATCTACGTCAATATATGTTGAACCGATAGAGACATCATTTAGAATCTTTGTCTTCTTATTTGGTACAAAAGATGAATATACAGTTCCGTCTACATCAATATCCCTATCGTAACCAAGATCAAGACTAGTCTGATAATAAACCTTTCCATTATATACAACAGGTCTAACATTACTAACAGAACCACGGGCCCCTGTACTATCTTGGAAAAGAGTTTTATTCTTGAGATCCATAGGATCACCAAGATACTTTTCAACAATAATGTCGGTGGTTACTTTGAAGTTTGCATTAGAAGGTCTTAACAGAAAATCACTAGGTCTAACAACTTCTACATCTTGACCATAAAGAGCTCTAAAAAGAATTTCAAAAGACAGATTAGTACCTTTAGATTTGTAGAAACTATCTGCATGATAGATAAAATTTTCTTGATTCAATCCAGTATATAAAGTTCTATCTTCAAAACCAGGAAGCACCTGAGTCTTCAACTTAGTTAAGAATTTTTGTAAGAATATAATACTTAAATTCTTAATCTCTACTTCTGCAGTATGAGTATCAGCCTCTGATGATTTAAATACTAATTCATCAGGTGTATTGGATCCTTCGTAGGAAGTTACCGCACTAAAACCCCTTCTACAATTCTCAAAGGCGGTGTCTGTCTTATACTCATAGTAAATAATCTCATCATCAATCTGAATCAGACCGTCTCTAGTTGGAAACCCTTCAGTGAAGTTACCACTACTATTGGTTGTAATTGTTGTGTCAGTATATGATAAATTCGCACCAAGAATAGTAGAGGTTGTGAGATGTGTTAATTCCTCAACCTTTACATATTGATCAATATTTTGAACAAGATCATATGTTCCACTTTGATATTCTTGTGACACATAATATTGTTTTAAAAAATCAACAAGAAGCGGAAAATCGTCTCTAACATAGTCAGGAACTTGACTCTCGACAATATTCTGGAACTTAATTCTATCTACTGACATTCTTTAACTTCTGATTAGTGTTCCGTTTGTATAACTGGATGTTACATTATAATTTGTTCCAGAAACATCATTACCAGATGATATATTGTCGGTAAGAGTACTTACAATACTGGAAGATGGATCTACCTGTAAATAAAGATCTTGATAACCAATTACATCATTTGAATATGGTGAGACAGAAATCTCAATCAATGAAATTGATCTAATTATAGATGTTGATATAATATTAATTGGATTTAATATAATCTCACCTTTAACATAATCAATTATTCCAATAGACTTCTTTAGAATGACTGGTTCAGTTGGTGAATTTAATTTAAACAAGAAGATCGTTCCGGTTTTTAAATCACAATTTGGCATATCACCAAAATAAACAGTATCACTGATACCACTAACTTTAAATCCTGAAGATTTAATGTTGTAACCTAGTTCACTCTTAACATGAAACCGATTTCCGTAACAAATTTCGTATTCGGCAAAACTATTTAACACAGGTACCAAATCTCTTCTCATAGTCACTGTAGTGATGTTTGAGGTGATAGAAGTGTGACTATCATCAACAATCTTTTGAAATTTACTATACTTAAATCTTGCACCAAATCTATTCAAACTTTTGGAATTTGAATAATTTTGGATATTCTCTATAATTAGTGACCTAATATAGGAAGAAGAAGGTGCAATGTCTGTATTATAATAAGCATTGACATCTGTTTCAACATACAAATATTTGAGATCAACAATCTCTGGCACAATACCAACAACAGAGTGTTTCTTTAAATTATTTACAAGGTTTTCTTTAATATCTTCAGAAAGATACACACCATTGTTTGGTTTAACACTGATAAAAACCTTTCCATATGCTGGAGGTGTCAGTACTTCTCCACCAAATGCGGATACAGATTCGGTTTCTGGATATAATGTAGGAACAATGGCTTCATAATCTGCTGCAGTAACTGCTCTATTCTGTGATGAGTAGATCTGAGTTGAATACTTTTTAATAGATTCCGTTGCCTCAATATCTTTTCCACCATAAGATGCGGTATTTACAGTAATAAGTGAAATGCCGTTATTGATAACAATACCATTGTTATCTACTAGACTACCACTAAATCTAAATTTATCAATATTATCTGCTTCTGGTCCAGCACAAACTGGATAACTAATAGTGATGTAGTTTGGTTCCTCTAACTTCTTACCAAAAACACCATCACCAAACAAGATTTCATATCTCTCATCATTTATTTCCTTAATATAATATATTGCTGAATTACTTGTAACTTCAAATAAACTATTAGATAATGTATATTTCTGTTGAATTGTTGATGTCTCTGATTCTCTTACAATAACATTGATTAGATCAGTATCGATACCAGGATTAGAAAGAATAAACTTTTGATTAGGAAGTCTAGAACTTACAGAAAATGCTTGTGTGATCCATGTTCCCTGATAAATATCAATATTACTAAACTTTACAAACCCATCAGAATCTACTGGTACTGTAATGTCCGATGGAACAATAAATGTAAAATTAGTATTTACGAATCTTGAACTAGTGGTAACACAAATTCCAGCCTTTAATGTAATTGATGTTGCCTGGGTGTTATTAGCATCAATGTTAAAACTAATATTTGCTTTCGATGCTTTCCTAGATCTTGGAAGGTAACCAATATTTCTTGCCAAGGAGACGACGTTCTGTCTCAACGTGGCACTATCAATGAATACTTCATTTGTCACCATGTTGGTGTTATATGAATTAATGTATGTGTTATAAGCTAACACATCAATAATGGTTGAAAGGTTAGACCCTTCAAAATCGTAATCAGTAAAGTTTGAATTCGCCTTAAGGTAATTCTTAAGTGAAGTCTTTATCTGATCAAAATCTAAGTTACTAAAATTTACTAAAGGCATTTACCTAGTGGATTCTAATGCTAACGTTAATTCCTGTGCTGGTACATTAATACCAACAATTTCATACTGAAGAGTCACATCCATTGCAGCAGAATCGTAATTTGGTTTAACCAAGACTTCAATAATATCTACTCTTGGTTCATAATTTTCAAGTACTTGAATAATTTCATCACGAATAACAGAAGCAGACTGTTTATCAACATTCTCAAAAAGAATACCATAAACACCTGAACCTAAATTTGGTTCAAATGGTCTTTCTCCTTTCTGTGTGAAAATTAAATTACGAATCGATCTTGCAATAGCATTAGTATTTTTAATTACAATTAAATCATTAGTCAGAGGGTTAATCTGAAATGAAGCACTAATGTCTTTAAATTCTTTACTAACCCTTTGGACTGGCACAATAATACAAGAATACTGTCTTTATTTAGACAGTATCTTTAGAATTCGTTTAGGGTTACTTGTTGAGCACCACAAGTACACTGATGATCAGGATGAGAACAATCAGTTGTCTCAAAAAGACCATCAGTATTAACGCATTTCTTTTTCTTGGGTGTGAGTCCGTCATTAGCGATCTCACGAAGTAAATTGTCTTGGTTCTCCATTTATAATAAGTCCTTTACTGGTTTATATTATATGTAGGTAAGGATTTATTATTTCATACAAAAAAACCGGGTTTAACCCCGGTTTAATTATAATTTATTTACCTTGACCTCTATAACACTTCTTTGCTTTATTACGTGATGTAGCACTTCGGAGAGTGTACTGTGAACATCCTTGACGGGTCTTCTTTGGTTTAGAAGGAACATAGTTCCCACCATTCATCATAGCCATAGTTAATTACCAATTGTAGATAGTGTACATTAAGGTGGGCCCTGAATAGAACTCACTAGGAAAATCAAAATAAAATCCCCACATTTTAAATAACTCTCATCTTTTCATGTCCAACACGAATACGTGGATCACACCAAATATCAATTCCAGATTCAATTGCATCAAGACAGAATGAAACATCTTCACCACACATATCTTGAACTGCACCAGATTCAAATACTTGCATCTTAGGAGCAAACCAAGGATACTTCATACCTTCATTCTCAAAGACACCATTCTGAATCATAACCCATCCAAATCCTGTATAATCAACAGTAAAAGGCTTCTTACGTTTCTGAATACCATCAACCATTTCATGATTCATGACTCCACCATTATTACGGAAGTCATCCTCATCTAACCAATGTGCAACAGAAGTAGTCTTACCATCTTCTGTACTATACCAACCAGCAACAATCTGCTTCTCCTCACCTTCAGCATTTAATGCTAGGTCACACAATTGCCAGAACTTATTAGTGTCGAATACAATATCACTATCAATCCATAACTGATAATCATACTCTAATTTACCATCCCAAGGAATTTGATCAGGTCCACGAAGTACATTAGCACCTAGACACTTACAACGTGCAAAGTTTACCATTGAACTATAGTCTTGACTAATCTGAATACTCATCCCATTCTGAACCATGTCAAAACATAGTTGAACAAAATTCTTAAGATAGGTATAACTAACACTACGACCAGGAAGACAAAAGACAATCCTCTTACCTTTCATCCTTTCCTTAATAGCGCCATAGTCCCATTCTGTATCACTATTCTTGTTACTTCTCTTAGGTACTGCAGCCTTTACTGTAAATCCTTTAGCCATGAAATAAGGTCACTCCATTTCAATTATTATTATACTTGAATATTTATTTGGTGTCAATAGGTAATCCTTTATTAATACGAGCTCTCTTCGGTCCCATAATCTGAGTAAAAAACTTGAACATATGATAAATCCCCCTCTGAATATTCACTATCTATTAACCCCACAAGATTATTCAATATCTCCCATGATTCTTTGAATTTCTCTTCCTTAAGATTATTAAGTATACACTCATCTTTCAAATATATGTGGTAATACTTTGTAGGTTCAAGCCTTTCAACACTCTCAACATTACTATACTCAACCATTAATTACTCCCATAAGTCATATCTGATCTATCTATTATCATTTCACGAGCGGAGGCCCCTCTGAGGGTTTCCGAATTATTGATGATTTTATTATCCTCGATTATATTCAGTAAACTTATCAATCCTACCGCTACGGGTAATAAGATAATACCTCTGATGATTCGATATGTTAATTTAAACATTACATTCAACATAGATTATTACAAAAGTTTTGAGAAATTTTTCCTACGGAATGGTCTCTCAGACCTGTTGAGGTGTTCTTAGTATTATACCACACCCTTCATAATAATAAAAAAACCCTCTAAGGGCCTCCATTATATTCAACATAAATTCGGTATTTTTTCTACGGGAATTTTTTTTATCTTTTTATATCTGCCTCGCAAAAGACATACAGTGTAGGTTAGGGACTTATGGCAATTTATAAACGGCTACGGCGGTCGCCGGTTATCACAAACCCCCGTAAATCACTGTCGCTTCGGTATTACTGTCATTCTACTATTAGTCCCCTTATTTGTCAACAACTGTAAGGGGAATATGTGTTAATTAGTTACACGCATGAGGTGTAGTCCATTCCATAACTTCATAGATCTCGGTGTCACTATAGTCCCCGAAATACTCACGGGTGAATGTCATCATATCATCAAAACTTTTAAACGTTACATTATACGACTGACCACAGTGACCGCCATGAGCGTTAACAACTGAAACGGGTTTGATGTTCACAAACTCTAAGAATTGTGTGATGGTCATATCACCACACATGTCGTATTCTTCTGTGAAGGTGTTAGTCATGTGTGTAAATGAATGGTTACACTACTAGGACAGTTTGGAGGTTACTAACAATTATACCAATAAAAAAAGTCTGTGAAGGTGTTAGTCATGTGTGTAAATGAGTAGTTTAAAGTCATACTCAGGACTAAGGGAGAATGTTACCGAATGCCCTTTAACATTCGTGGAGTCCATATAGTTGTGGTGCGCATTGTGTCATGCGCTGCAGGACCGAATGGACGAAAATACTTCTTAAAAACTTTCACCTGTCCGACAAGTGAATAACGTTCCAGAAGTTCTGCTGTGAGTTTCAAATGTGTTCCTGCGTGGTTACACTATAAGGACAGTTTAAAGGTTACTAACAATAACAGGATACTAATAAGGAGGGGAAAGTGTTTCCCCCCTATAAGGCATTAAGTGTTATATTAGCTCTCTACATTACCATCCACAATTGACTGTAAGATTTCCAAAATTTCATTACCATTGGTGCCCATCTTTAGGAGCCCAAGCATAACAGAACGTGACATAATTTAGTTAAAACAGTGTGCGAATGTACTGGGACTTACACTCTCGATGCCCAGGAGATTATGAATCCCTAAGAAAAACAACGCTAAGGATGCTTAGATTAGAGAATCATTGAGGGCCTTGATTCCGGGCTGATCGTTGACTGGTAGTGCTGGTTAATCTACCTTTGTCAAAGTCAATTATATTCTCAAGTCTGGTTTCGTCTGATGTATCAAACCAGTACCAATCTTCTGGATATAGATTACCATAATTAATTTCACCATGGTAGTCTTTATCATGATTAATTACCATAGTAACTCCTTGATAGTAAGAGGGAATAAAACCCTAGAATGTACTAGGGCTTAAGAATGTACTAGGGCTTATATGAATTGGCGTTTAGCAACTAAATGCTTGCGAGATCAATGCCCAGTGTGATTGGCCGGCTTATACTATAGAAACACTTTAAAGGTTACTAAAGTTATTAGCTTATGATTGATGGTCTTATGTGAAAAGTAACGTTTGCTCCAGCTGTGAGCTCTAAGACTGTAAAAAACCTTCTAATTGTTAGAAACTATACAGAGGGTTTGTGATACTTTACCAGTCTACATTGAAATCCTCAACATATGCATCCACTGTCTCATCTGGCTCCAATTTGAATAACTTTGTATAATCAATCTCACGGGGGTTAAAGTCACCCATCACCTCTAGATTAAGGGTGATTCTTACACGTCGCTTCTGAGCCAATTGATAGGAAACCATAGGAAGATTGCAGAGGGGAGGCTGATACTCTTAAATTATAATCCTTTTAGCCGTGTTAGTCAAGAGACTGACATATTTATAAGACTTATCTGAAAAATCAGAAGGTTTCTGATGTTTTATGTTTGGGGGGTTGACATAACTGAGAGAGCATGATAGACTGAAGCCTAAGATCACTATAAGTTGAAGGATTTAAACGTTTAAAGTGACTATAAGATCAGGTATTTAAAGGGATTTAAACACAAATAAGTTGAAGGATTTAAACGTTTAAAGTAACTATAAGATCAACCATTTATAAGGATAATAAAGGAGATTAGAGAGGGTTAATAATACTAATTCATATCATTATCAGACAATAATAACAATCAAGATAAAACAGTCATATACATTTAATAAACCATTTAATTATTAAAAAACATTAAAAAACCCTTATTTATATGTGTTTTAAGGGCTCTTAGTAGTGTTTAGTTAGTAAAAGGATTACATGTACTCTTTATTAATCGTTCTCCTAATTCCTCTTTAGTTGGTATAGCTGTATGGGGTCTATATGCATATATTATAGATGATAATTGAGCTTGTAACTTATCATCCATTCGTGTAGTTCTAAGATGATAGATTGAGTGATTCATTTAATAAGAAGGGACTTACGGTTTCTTTTAATTTGTGATGGTAGTAACGTTACTATTGGAGTCTTTCCTTCCTTTGTGATTGTATCAATCAATTGAATCAAGTTGTGATAGTAGTTGTTCATTAGGGATTAAGTAAAAATAAGCTCTATACTCTATAGTCAATTCTTCTTACTAATATCATTCATCATATTATTATATTCCTGCTCATCTTCACAATAATAATTAATAATTTCTTCCTTCATTTCTTCT